CTGGGAATCAGATACAACTTCTTAATTGAAGTATAAATATATGCATGGGTGGACATTCTGCCCATGCATTTTTTATCGAGGAAGAACATGGCAGACAATAACAATAGTATTATGAAACTTTTTGGGTTTGAACTTAAACGCGCAGGCAAGAAAGATCCACAAAAAGAAAATGAGAAAACTCCTTCTATCGTTCCAAAAGTGGATGACGATGGTGCGGGTTATGTAACTGCTAGTGGTTCACACTACGGTCAATACATTGATATCAATGGTGATAATGCGAAAGATAATGCAGAACTCATCATGAAATATCGTGGCGTTGCACAGCATCCAGAAGTTGATGCGGCAATCGAAGATATTATCAATGAATCAATCAGTGGTTCAGAAATGCAATCACCTGTTGAATTGAACCTAGATGGTGTAGATACCTCAGATAAAATCAAGAAATTAATGTCAGAAGAGTTTGACAACATCTGTAGTATGTTGAACTTTAATGATATGGCACACGATATGTTCCGTTCATGGTATGTCGATGGACGATTAGTACACCATATTGTTGTCAATGAATCTGCATTGAATGCAGGTATTCAAGAGATTCGCCCTATTGATGCTACGAAGATTCGTAAAGTCAAAGAGGTAAAATATAAAAAGGATACTAAGACAGAAGCAAAGGTTGTTGATAGAGTAGACGAGTTCTACGTATTCCAAGAAAAGAAACAAACAACTAAAGCAGTTAAACTGTCTCCAGATGCTGTTTCATATGTTACTTCAGGTCTCACAGACCCTAGTAAGCAACGTGTAGTATCTTATCTACACAAAGCAATAAAACCTATTAATCAATTGCGTATGATGGAAGATTCACTTGTAATCTATCGTCTCGCACGTGCACCAGAAAGACGTATCTTTTATATTGATGTTGGTAACTTACCTGCTAACAAAGCAGAACAACACATGAAAGATATCATGAATCGTTATCGTAACAAGTTAGTATACGACGCAAGTACGGGTAATCTGAAAGATGACCGTAAACATATGTCTATGCTTGAAGACTTCTGGTTACCAAGACGTGAAGGTGGACGTGGTACAGAAATCAGTACACTTCCTGGTGGTGATAACTTAGGTCAGATTGATGACATTATCTACTTCCAGAAACGTCTATATCGTTCACTTAATGTTCCCCTAAGTAGATTGGAGCAAGAGTCACAGTTTAGTCTTGGTCGTAGCACAGAGATTAATCGTGACGAAGTTAAGTTTCAAAAGTTTGTTGATAGATTACGTTCACGTTTCTCAGGTCTATTCACAGGACTATTGCGTAAACAATTATTACTGAAAGGTATATGTACAGAACAAGACTGGGAAGATTGGAAGAATGATATTCAAGTTGACTTCATTCGTGACAACCATTTCTCAGAATTAAAAGACGCAGAGTTACTAAGAGAACGTCTACAAACATTAGACCAGATTTCACAATATGTAGGTGAATACTTCTCACGTGAGTGGGTAATGAAAAACGTAATGATGATGTCAGATGATGATATCAAACAAATGACAGATGAAGTTGAATCCGAGAATGCGAAAGGCGGAAACGACGAAGATGATTTAGGAGTATAACATGAGTGATGTAGAAAATCAAGAAGTAGAATCAAACCCATTAGCGGAGTTGATTGACGCAATTGCAGACCAGAACTTTAATCAAGCAAAGACACATATGGATGACTTACTTGCAGATAAGATGGGTGATGCATTAGAACAAGAGAAGGTACGTGTTGCTGACACTATCTTTAATGACTTCGATGAAGACGAAGAATTAGAAAATCTTGACGACGAAGACTTGGATGACGAAGAGGTTGAAGAGACTGAATTCGAAGAAATGCAAGACGACGTTGAAGAAGAAAATTAACAAAACCTTAATCTTTAAAGTTCAAGTTTGTATAAATAAATGTAAAAGGAAAAACTTAGTATGAAAACATTTTCTAGCATGAGACAGTCTCTTGAAGAGAAAGTCGTATATAACAAGAAGATGGGCAGAATACCTGTTGTCATAACTAAAAATTCTAAGGGTTTTGAACTAAAGATTGATGGCGATATGGTTGACAATCTCAAGACTCAGAAAGATGCTGAAGCAACAGCAAAACAAATCTTGAAAGATTTAGGAAAACTATAATGAAACTGATTAGTGAATTTACAGAAAACGGACTAGAATGTCTAGTTGAGAAGAAAGAGAATGGCGAGAAGTCTTACGTCATCGAAGGTATTTTCGCTCAAGCAGACGCAAAGAATCGTAACGGACGCATTTATCCACGTGCAATCATGGAATCTGCTGTTAATAAATACGTTACAGAACAAGTTAGCAAGAAACGTGCAGTTGGTGAATTGAATCACCCTGACGGACCTACTGTTAACTTGGATAAAGTTTCTCACTTAATTACTGACCTTCGACTTGAAGGCAATAATGTAGTTGGAAAGGCACAAATACTGGATACTCCTATGGGTAAGATTGTTAAAGGTCTTCTTGAAGGTGGCGTTCAACTAGGTGTGTCAACTCGTGGTATGGGAAGTCTAGAGCAAAAAAACGGTATCATGTATGTCAAAGATGATTTTCATCTTGCTACAGTTGATATAGTCCAAGACCCCTCAGCACCTGATGCTTTCGTAAATGGGATTATGGAAGGTGTTGATTGGGTTTGGAACAATGGCGTTTTGGAACCTCAGATAATTGAACAGATGGAGACAGAAATCAAGAGTGCACCGAAAGCGGATCTATATGAAACGCAAGTTCGGGAGTTCAAAAATTTCCTCTCGTTAATCAAATCTAATATGTAAGGAGTCTATAATGACTGTTGAAAACAATGTCGAAGTAGAACTTCACGATGAAAATGTTAACGAAATCGTGGAGGAAACTCTTGACGAAAAGACAGAACCAAAAGGTGCTGGCGGTGCAGTTGCAGGTCAACCTGTAAGTGAACCAGAATCAGTTGCTTCTGTTGATAAAGCGGCAAAGTCTACTAAGAAAACATCCTTACCGAAGACCAAAGCAGGTCTTATTAATGCAATGTACAGCAAACTTAATTCTATGAAGAAAGTTGACTTACAAGCATCATACGGTAAAATGATGGGCGAAGACGTAGAAATCGAAGACGAAGTTGTAGTAGAAAATTCTATTGACACTACTTCTGAAATCAATGCACTAGTTGATTCTGAAGCAACTCTTTCTGAAGAGTTCAAAGAAAAGACTGCATTAATCTTTGAAGCGGCCGTTAAGTCAAAACTATCTGAAGAAGTTTCTCGCTTGGAAGAGCAATACAAAGAAGAGTTATCAGAAGAAGTATCTTCTATTAAATCTGACCTTGTAGAGAAAGTTGATTCATACCTTAACTACGTAGTTGAGTCTTGGATGGAAGAAAACAAATTAGCAATTCAGAACGGTTTACGTACTGAAATCGCTGAAAACTTCATGGGCAAAATGAAAGACCTATTCGTAGAGTCTTACATCGAAGTACCAGAAACCAAGGTTGACTTAGTTGATGAACTAGCAGAATCAGTAAATGAGTTAGAAGAAAAACTTAATGCTCAAACTGGTGAAGCAATTAAACTATCTGAAGAGTTAGAACAGTACAAGCGTNANGCANTNATTGCTGAATCTGCTCGTGACTTAGCAGACACCCAAAAAGAAAAACTAGCAGAGTTAGTTGAAGGTATCGACTTTGATGACAATTTCGCATCTAAAGTTGCAACCATCAAAGAATCTCACTTTGCAAAACAAATCAATACTACTAACGATGTAGTTGTAGATGAAGCACCAGAAGAAACTGTTGAAGTATCTTCAGTAATGGAGCAATATCTATCTACTATGCGTAAACTAAAATAATAGGAATATTCAAATGAACTCTTACGATAACTTAATCGAAAAGTGGTCTCCAGTCCTTAACGAAGGCGTTGAGATTAAAGACCAACAGCGTAAAGCGGTAACTGCGGCAATCTTGGAAAACCAAGAAAAAGCAATGATGGAAG